CATAGCACCACTAAGCATAGATCCTATAGCGCTAGGTCCCTTACTAGCGCCTTGAGGCACAGTAGATCCAGGAGAAGCAATCGAAGGAGCTATCCAAGTTGTGGGGTTAATCATGATTACTCCTAAACAGGTATCACAAACGTCTCAACGGGCATTTTAACACCGCCCATCCTTTGCATGATGTCGTTCATATGGTCCGTTCCTGACGCACCATACGCCCATTCATCATTCCACTTTCTCACCGCCGAAACAGCACCCTTCATCAACTTCCTAGCCATCCCCGCATTCCCTCGGTACTCTGGATCAATCCAAAGCCCCTCAAGATGGCAAACCCTGAACGCTCCCAGAGTAGCCACGATCCTTCCCTCGTCCTCGACCACAACGATCTGGACATCTTCAGGCCGGAAAGCAGGACCGATGTTCGTCATATCGGTCACACTAAGCTTGTGCCACTCTTCAGGCGGAAGCACACGGGTTATCACGGAATCAACTCCAAAGCCACAATTAGCTTGTACTGCATCGTCGTCCCGCCCACACTCCCGTACACCGTGGAGTAGAGAATCGGGGCCGAAGCATCAGAAGCGAGAAACACAGATCCGCTCTGTACTGTAGTGGTCGTGTTCCCGGTCATAGCCGCGCCAGAAAACGAGCAAGAAGCCCCGCCATCAGTCCAACTGATAGTGACCGTGAGAGTACTCGAAACAGTCGCCGCACGGGTGACCCTGGCATAGTAAGAAACCCGGTAGTTACCTGCCCTGAGCGTCCCAGAAGGGATAGGCGTGGCAGCAATAGAAGCTGCTTGAGTACTGACCGATACTGGATTACTCTGAACAGCAGGTGCTTGACTAGCGAGATCGGATTGGCTCTGGAAGTACTTAACCCAAACGTCAGGCATCGTCCCTTCAAGTTCGTCCCTCTGCCCCGCAGGAAGATTCTCACGTTTGGCGCGCGCAATCCTGTCCTGAATCGGAAGAGGAACGTTCAGAGAGATTCCAGCCATTAAGCAGCCTTCGGTTCATTCCTGACATCAGCGGAAGGAGACATCTCAACGTAGGCATTCAGGATTCTCCAAGGAACAGGATCACTGAACGAAACCTCGAAGATACGCTTTCTCGCCATCCCAAGACGGTTCCATAGCACCAGCGTGCCGTATTCCCCCGTGGCTCCCGCAGTCCTGAACAACTCACTCGACCATGTCTTCCCACCGTCATTGCTGTACCTAAGCACAACCTGTGGATCGGATCCAGCCCCGCTCAACGTCGCGAGACCTACTTCCATGTCCAACTCAAACGTGGAATAGAACAGGCGGAAGTTCTCCTGCATAATCGTCGGACCCCTGCGGACACGCCGAATCACGCGATCATCGACATCGAGCCCAATATCCGAAGCCATCTTGAACACCCGGCCAGAGTCCCGGTCAAGCATCCGGTGTTCGCCGTAGGCATAGGCATGAAAGAGAGCATGCTGGGCGTCGTACCTGCCCTCCTCCTCAATCCATGTCCCACGCTGGCACCATGAGTTAGTGTCCAGATCGTAAACCCATGTGACATTGGAATTGCTAAACGTAAGGATGTAGAACGTATGCCCTAGATCGGTGTAGGTGTCCCCGATAGCGTCGGAAAGCGTGTACGCAGACATCGTATTCTCCAGGGCGTAGTTGGAGATCTTCTCAGGCGTCAGCCCTACAATCCTCATCACTCCCGCGAATCCGTTGATAGTCTGCGCCAGCCACGCTACTCCAGATCCGATAGTTTCTGGGGAGAAAGCAGCCGCACAGCCATATTGGATCAAACCGGAGGGGTGTGGAGTGAACGGGATCGGGAAGCCTCCGTCGTCGTACCAAGACTCTGAGGTCTGCTCTCCGAATAGATAGATGTATCGGTTCGCTACCTTCATGGAAACCCACGGATCCGCACCTATAGAACGAGAGAAGAACTGTGTTGGATCCCAAGTCAACCCGTCTTCTAGATCGGATATGTAGACCCTAGAAGAAGCAGCATCGAGAGCTAGGAAGTACCCGTCGATGAAGTCACCCATCGTCGCCAGCCCGTTGAGATTGGCTATCTGGGTGAATGCAGTTGTAGTGATATTGAAAGTGTACCCATTTGATCCAGAGGTAATGAACAACTCGCTATTACCAAGCCCGTTCGAGGAGATCGTAGCGGGATTGGAATCCACCGCTACCGTACCCCTGTCTGTCATCAATCCGAACTGGCTGATTTCGTAGAACCTTGTACCTATTACCGCCCACTCCCGTCCGTCTTGAGCGAAGTGGGCTCTTCCAGGAGCACCTAGAACCGTATCCCCGAACTGCTCAAAGCCTGGAGTGGGATAAAGAGCGGCCCGCGTGGATCCACCTTGACTCTGGATCTGCTCCACATAGAAGTTCATCGTCCATTCCTGGTCCGCAAGGGGACTCTGCGAAATGTAACTCGGACCTATGAAGCCGGGGTATTCCATCAGACCCCTGCAAGGAACCGATAGTAGCCGTTCATGTACGAATCATGCACCATAGCGTCAAAGCCCATGTCCATCTGCCGACTGTTCGACGCCTTCACAACCATCTTCGCCTGCCGGTATCCCTCCTGAATCGCCGGACTCGGCACCGCTCCAAACTTCGCCGCTACGTCCAGAGCTAGGGATTTGACAAGGAAACGCTCATATCCTGCGGGCAAAGAAACCGTAGTTGAAGTAGCAGCGAACCTACCAGACTGTTCTGGGGCGTACAGCACCCCCTGGAGCGTCGTAGATGTCGGTACAGGCCACAGATTGAGTGTCCCAAGGGGGTAGGTAGGGTTGTAGTACGCCGCAATCGGCAGGACCGATGTGAGCGTCTTGAGCGGGGTATTATCCCACTCGTCGTCGGTAAGCAGCTTCAGGGGGAGTTCAAGCACCGGAGACGTAGACGTATTCCGGTAGTTGACATGAGAGATATAGGTCGGTCGGGCCACGATGACGTTCCCAGCCGGGGCGGTAGCACCCACCGAGTACGTTCCATCGTTCGCCGCGATAGTCCAGACGGTTCCGGTCACGGTGTAGATCATCAACCGCTCTGCGGCGTACTGATCCATCAACTGGTTTAGAGCTTTGAAGCAGATATCGAGGTCACCGGACGCCATTGTCTGGCCGGTTCCTAGGACCCCTAGATCCTCTAGGGCGCTTTGACAGATATCCGCAGCAGTAGCCATGATTTAGCTTACCAGAAAGGCCAAACAGCCCTTATTATTTCGCGTGGGAGGAATGGGAGTGTAGTCAACCTCGATCCCCAGCCTGTTCAGGATCAAAGTATCACCGACAAAAGACTCCAGATGGAATCCAACCGACTCAATCGCGGTGACATCTGCATCAGTCCACGGCGCTCCCGTACATGGGATAGTAGTCAACACCCACGATATATTCCCGGTAGCATCCGCATAGGAAAGAGACGGGGTAGCAGCGAAGGCCTGCGGAACATCCGTTGTGACTAGCCCTGGATCGGTCACAGTAAAGGTGAATGGGTATGATGCCGCTGCGGTGTCGTAGATTACTGCTGGATCTACGATAGCCCCTATCTCTGTGTAGTACTGAGTGGCAAGAGCTAGGTATTCACCCCCAGGCCCATTGTAGGCGTATGGCAAGACGGTAGGCGCAGCCATTGGATTCGACAGGTTGGTGGCATAGAACCCTGTCTTGCCTACCGGTACAGCAATGGTCTGCATCTGGGGATAGTAGGTAGTTACAAAAGCGGGAGGAGTTCCGCTTTGGGCAGTATTCCTCATCCCCACATATATCGCGTCAAACCAAGCATCGCCCCATGACTCAAACTTCCAAGCCCACACATAGACCAGATCCCCATAGTATGTAGAGAAGATCGAAGAGACAACCACGTTGTTGTCGTTCTGAATCCCGGTGGTGGCAGGAGCAATCGTAGCTAAAGCAGCACCATCCCATGTGTAGATATTTGGGACATGCGCTCCGCTCATCCTGAACGTGGCGAAATAGATCTTAGTGCCCTGAGCTGTTACAGTATTCGGATTTATGTCG